ATTCGGTCGCGAAACGAGAGCTCAATCTCTTGAGGCTCCGGCTGGACGACCGGCTTTGGCTTGCGCACAACCTTGCGAATTGGCTTCTTCTTCATCAGCAGTCCCACTTGCGCAGCGACAGCGCCTTACGGGTCGGACGGCCCTTCTCGTCCTTCATCGGACCCGGCATCCCAGACATCCGGGCGCAGAAGGATTTACGACGAGCTGCGGCCTTCGGGCTGGACTTGGCTTGCTTGGCAGATACCGGCGGCTTGATGTCGTGGCCCTGAGCACGCAACGAAGCGCGTCCCTTGGCGTTCAACCCACCTTCCGGGTTCTTACCCTCTTTGCGAGTCCAAGCCCCGCCGCCCTTAGCAAAGCCTTTGAGCGTCTTCATCACTTGACTCTCGTGACGTTGAAGATGACAGAAGGCACCGCCGGAATAACTCCAGACGCAGCAGTGTAATCCAAGCGCGTGGTCGTGCTGTCAGTGTTCCAGTAAACAACGAGAGTTTGACCTGCGGTGAAATCTTCTTGAATCATAACTTGCGTCAAAGTGATTCCACCGTCTGCCGCTTTCGGCACGTTCATCGTGAACGTACTGTTAGTTACAGCAGTACCGCCCTTTTCCAGCCAAACTCTCGGCTGGTGGTTCGATGTATCCGTGTTGGCCCATTGAAGATTCAAGCCAAACTGATACGTACCGGCCACAGCAAAAATAATGTTAGTGCTGTTTTGAACGGAGAACCCAGTATTCCAAGACGAAGTGCTGTCAAACGACATTGCATAAGCGGTGGTAGCCGATACAGCCGTTTGGTCTCTGAGCGAAAACGCCTGCCCAGAAACAAAGTTCGTAATCGTGTCAAACGGCACAGAGCCACTGTTAACGGTCGCGTGGTTGAGCGTGATGGAGTTGTACGTACCACCCGTCGCCAAGGCGTTATTGATCGTGGCACTGTTAATCGTCAAAGACGAATACGTGCTGCCCGTAATGACAGCATTCGTAATCGTAGATGAGTTGATTGCAACGCCCGTCAGCGTGCCGCCAGAGATGACGGCAGAAGTGTTTGCAAACGTCTTGATTGCAGTCGCAGTCGTCTTAACGGAAGCGCCTGTCTGAACAGTCTCAAACAGTTCACTTCCGCTAAGAGCGGACGCTGCGGACAAATCGGTAATCGTGACGTTAGCCATGGCTTACTTCGTCGATTGCTGAACAGCGGTAAAGCGAACAGAGCCGCCGCCACTGTTGATCTTCAAGCGGATCGCACGCATCAACGTGGTCGTAAACGCCGTAATGCTCGTCGAAGCATTCGTAAGCGTAGCCACAGGATGCGCAACAGCTTGCTGCTGGATCGTACGATCAAACGGGTCTTCATTGGTGTACTCCACCGAATAATCGACCGTTCCAAACGTCGTTCCCGAAATCGTGGTCACTTGGTTCGGCGTGTAGATGTCGAGCGGCATCCAGTCCGTGTAGCCCGAAGCCGCGTTGCCGACCGAGATCGTCGCGCTCGTAGCTGCACTCGCCGTTATTCCGGTGACCGTGGCAAACGCCAGCGATGCCGTAACCGTGCCAGAGGCACCGGCAAAAGTAATCGTAGCCGTCTGAGCATCACCGCCGGGGCGCGTGCCGACAACCGTGAAGACTTTGCCAGTTGCGTTCGCATCGGCAGTCACAGTCGGATATGCCGAAACCGTGTACGTGGCAACGCCGCCAGAAGCAAGCGTCCCGTTAATCGTCACGGCAGTTGAATTCAAAAGTTGAGCCGCAGCAACGCTAGTGCCGCTGGCCGTCGGCTGAGATCGTGTAAACGTAATAGGACGCATGTTTGCTTTCCCTCAATGAAGAAGGGGGCCGTTTCCAGCCCCCAACTAATTACAGAGTCAGACTGCGGTACAAGCCGATGTAGGCGGTCGTCGAACCAACCATCACCGGGATGTAGCCGAGCTGCGCCGACACCGCACCAGAGACCGCGCTGCCCGAAGTCAGCTTGGTGCTGCCGATGGTCAGAGTCGTGGTCAGCAAATTCGTGATCGTGCCCGAGGCAGCGGTAAGAACAGTGGCCGAGGCATCGCCAACAAAACCGTTTTGCGAATAAACCGGGCCGGTAAAATGTGTTGCAGCCATTATAAAACTCCTTTCAGATGTCTGTATTTAAGCGCGAGTCTCCTGACAGAGCTAATTTCGTTTCCAAGCGCACGAGCGCGCTCAGCATAAGACATGTCAGGATTGTCAACTATAAACTTGACCTTTGCAACAAACGTAGGGTTGGAAAAAAACCTTTCATGTTGCGCCTTGGAAAGAGCGGCTTTGTACTCAGGCGACTTGTAATTAAACGTAGACGCCCTACGACCAATCCTAATTCTTTCCCTGACTTCCTCAGAATGCAGCCTGTTTCTCATCGGAGCCTTGGCGAAGTCTGCAATGTTGTAAAACACAGGCTCCTTAAACCAAGCTTCTCCAGATAAAAAAGCATTCTCAATGATGTCTAGATCCGCAAGATCTTCGCATCTTGCCTCTACATCCCAATAGAAATTTTCCTTTCCGTACTTGTTGTAGGCATTTTGCAATCGTGGGTTGTTGTGTTTGTTCCAACGGAGAAGCCTAAAATGCTCTCTGATGCGTTTTTTTACACGCTGAGATTGGCCGACATAACAGGCTCCAGTAGCCTTGTTGACGATCTTATAGATCCCGGCAAACTCATTTGCGTATGGCACAAACAACCTCCCAAGAACAAGAGTATGCCATAAATGCATGAAAAGAAAGGGGGCCGAAGCCCCCTCTCTCCAGTCACTTGGACTGATCCCAGTTAAATACCGGGGGTTCCGAACACCGTCCGAGGATCGGTCCAGCCGAACGCATAACGCTCCGTGCTCTTGAAGCGCGTGGAGTCGGTTTCAAAGTCACCTTCCATGCTCTTCTCAAGGCCACGGCGCATCATCAGCTTCAAGCCTTCCGGCGCGTCCGTCTTCACCCACCAAGCGGTGGTGGAGGTCAAACGCGACAGGTTGGCCTGACCGCCAGCGAGCAAGCCCATCGACTTGATCGGGTTGATGTCGTTGTCGGCGGTTCCGGTACGGAGAACGCTCTTGAGGAGCACTTCCGCTTGGAACACGTTCGACGGCGACACGACCAGCTTTTCCGGGTTCAGGCGGATGCGCTTGCCGTTGTTGTCAACCGCGTTGCGGATCTGGATCAGCATCTGCTCCAGCGAGGTCTGCGACAGAGCCGCAGCCGACGAGAGCTGGTTGCTGAACGTACCGCCCGAGATCGGATGGCTGGCATCCACGAGCGGCACACCGTCGCCACCGTTATAACCGGACGTAAACGCACGGTTAAGGACGTTGGCACCAAGGGTTTCCTTGGTTTCAACCAGCGACTGCGCCAAGTGCTTGGCATAGGTCTGGCCGATGCGGATGTGATCGCCGTCTTCCACGAGCACTTTCGTGAGCGCAAACGCAAGGCCGTAGACCTTGTAAACGTAACGCTGCAAGAAGAGCACGCCACCAGCCTGATACGTGACAGCGGTGCCGTCCGGGAGTTCCGGAGCAGCGCCGAATCCGTACAGGACCGGCTCTTCGTGGTAGTTGCGGGGAATGCCCTGCTGCTGGACGAACACTTGTTTCCATTCGTCTGCACGCTGGTCATAAACGCCATCGAAAGCCTCATTAAGGATCGGCTCAACAATGGAACGAAAGTCAGTACTACGCATTGGGACTGCCATGTTCTAGTCCTCCTTAAAATGCAGCCTTATTAGCGATAAATTGATGCTCGCTAATTTGGACTTGAACGATGACGTACGGATCGGTAGCACCATTGCTCACAGCCGGAGCAATGTTAACTACGCGAAGGTTCTTGCTGCCGCTGGTGGCAAGCGAGGAAGCGTCCAACATGGCCGCAGAGAGGCCCGTGGTGGTGCTGCCCGCCGTCACAGAAGCAAAGTCCGCCTGCTCACCAATGTTGGAAACCGTCACGGTGGCGCTAGACTGAATCTCGTAGACAATCGTCGGGTCCGAGGTGACATAAGCAACGATGTCCGAAGCGGAAGTACCGCCCGTCCACTTATTGCTCACGCGGCGACGGCCATCGGTGTCGGTGAATTCGACGCCCATGAACGTGCCGATGAAGGAGTTGCCCGCAGTGCCAACTGCCTTAATGATCGTACCGTCGGTATTGATCATCACGGGCTGGAACTGAAGGATGTTAGAGCTGTATCCGGAAGCGATAGTCATCGCGACGGGGCGAACAATCCCCGACGGATTATATGCAGGCCGGAGACCAAATGCTTGACTGGTCGTAGACATGCGTTAAACCTCAAAAAAAGAGATATGTCGCAGCATCAAGCCCACTCTTGTGGAGCTTTACGCCTTGACGATTCCCGCATCGCCTCAATGCCGTCACCTTCGTCCAACCTTGAACCTTGTTTCGCGGCCTGTTCCTTCAGGAACTCAGCCGTGTCGGTCAGTCGGCTTTCTTCACGATTCGGAGCGTCGAAGTGCGCTTCCTGCATGTACTTTTTGTACAGCGAACTCGGAATTTTGAAAGCCAACATCTCGTTGACACCAATGAAACCAGTCCACTCTCCAGTTTTGATCGAAGCATATTCCCAACCGGGAACATCTTCAGGCTTAATCGGCTCATAACCAAGCCGAATTCTCGTCTGGATCGCGTCTCTCGGATTCGTGGTGGTCAACCAGCAAGTGTGGTAACCCGGAATCTTCGGCAAATCAGGCAACGCGGCCTGAAAAAACTGCTGTCGAAACATTTCGACGCGAGCA